GGGGTCTGAATCTGCGATTAAACCAGGGGATACCAGTTATCCCCTTACTTCTTCAAAGTATGCCCTGTAACAACGAAGGCGACTTCGGCAAATAGATAGATACCTGCTATCGTTAGTGCTATTTGTTCCGGTTACACGAGGGACTACTAAGGTTCACAAAGCTTTGTCTTTGTGTTTCCAACCAATGTCAAAACCACAGTATAATGGCAACTGATCCTCGTTATATGTCGTTTGACCACAAGTATGTAGAAACCGTAACTATTGCGGATGCTACTGCTCTTGCTAATGGTGTCGAACGCTGCCGCTTCGTTAAGAGAGATGGCACTTACCCGGCTTCTGCTGGTGCATACGCTGCTGGCGTAAGCATCTTCAAACTCTACGGCCAAGGTCAACTAACCGACAAAGGCTATCAAGTAGAAGATGCCTCTCTCACCGCCCTGACCGGAACCCTGGCAATTTCAACTGCTGGCGTTGTAACCGGTACCGGGACTAACTTTGACCCTCAGCTAACTGTAGGCGCTACTATTAGTGTCAACGGTCAACTGTTCAGAGTTATGACCCGTACCAGCGACACTGCTGCTACTGTTCTGCCTGCTCCTGCTGCTGCTATCAGTGGTGCTACTGCCTATGTATGGCCTGGCACTTACGAAGGGCAGAGCAACCCTTCCACCACTCCGCGTAAGTCTGGTGTATTCCCCTACCAAAACGTACTTTCCGTTGTAACCAGCGGTATTGCAATTGTTGAAGTAGATAGCACCTCTACTTTTGCTGTAGACGCTCCCGTATACTCCACCACCACTGGTACTGCTTCGAGCACTGCTGGCGCTGGTGTAATCATGGGTCGTGCTCTTGATGTGATTGGTACTGCTGGTGCTAACCAGTATATTCGCGTAAAGCTCGGTAACGAAGCTGGCGCCTGAACTTAAGGAGATTAACTACCATGATGAACCTAGACCAAGTCCGTGGATGAACGCGGCCTCTTGAGAACCTAAAACCATTAGCCATGGCCAAGTCCGGAATCTATCTAATAAGACATAAAACCGAATCGGGTTTAGTGTATGTGGGTAGATCAATTGATATCCACCAAAGGTGGAGACAACATATCAATGGCTATAGGTCAGCTAAAAAACTTCAAGAAGCTTTTTCTGAGCATGGAGTCGAATCTTTTGAATTTACTATTCTTGAGGAAGTAGACGAAGTCTCTCAGATGGGTAAAAAGGAGACCTTTTACATAGATCTCTACGATTCTTGGAGAAATGGTTTAAACGGTTCTAGAGCTGGCGGGGAGTGGGGGAGTTACGCTAGAAGTTTTGTCAAAAACACCAACACGTTTAAAAACTACAACGGGACAGAACTTCACAGAATTAACTCACAAAAAGCTGGTTCTATAGGTGGACTTAGAGCTAAATCCAATGTTTACAAAATGACACATTGTGGTCAAACTTATGTTTTCGTTGGTACAACAGTAATTAGCGAGTTTCTGGGGATAAATAAAAACACCCTAAGAAACTGGGCAACTACTGGGAAAAAATTTAAAGTTTTTTCTAATTCATCTATTCAGATTTTAGGAAAAGCTTCTAATTTACCAGAGTATGCCCCTAATGTAGTCCATCAAGAGGAAAAATCGGGTGAATTTCGGGAAGTCTTCAGAAGGGTTTAGACCCCAAAAGATAATCCGAAGCCAAGCTAGCTAGGGATAGCTAGAAGGTTCAGAGACTAACGACATACCGCTAGACCAGCGATGAAGTCGACACGAGTGCCCGACACGAAAGTTAAATTTTTCGTGATGAGATAGTCCGACACCACTTGAAAGAGTGGACTGAAGATAAAGAGCTTCAGAATAACAGTTGGTAATCGACCCGATTCTCACGCAAATCGCACAGGGATACCGCAATGCAGAAGGTGTTGCTACTTTCTTCGCTCCCGCCGTTTCCATGAACGTCCGGGCTGGTAAAACCCTGGTGTTCGGCAAAGAAGCCTTTGCTGCCCAGAGCTTCCTTCGCGCTCCTGGCACCAACATTCAGAAGATCAGCAACGAGTTTGGCACTCGGAGCTTCTCACTCCGTCAAGAAGCCCTTTCTTGGCAGATCACTGAGGAGAACGCCGCTGAAGCTAAGAACGGTGCTGCTGCTATCGACCTTCGCGCTTATGCCGCTAAGGATGCTGCTAACCGTCTCATGCAGTCCTGGGAAGTTCAAGTTGCTGAGAAAGTGCTTGATGTTACCCAGTACGAGACTGGTAACGTTCTGGACCTGTCCACCTACAATGGTGGTGCAGACCAGTTCAGCAGCCCGACTTCTGACACTGAAGTTCTGATGGACGATCTCAAAGAGCAAGTCCGTAGCCAGATCGGTTGTTATCCTAACAAGCTTGTTCTGTCTCCTGATGCCTTTAACGCTCTGAAGAGAAACAAGAGAATCCGTGACTTCATGCAGCGTGGCGTACTCGTCAATGAAAAGACTCTTGCAGAGCTCTATGGACTTGACGAGATCCGTGTTGCACGTCGTCTGAAGCTCAACCAGGCCACCGGAGCCCTGGAAAACGTCTATAGCAACGTTGCTGTTCTGTTCTACCACCCAAGCGGTAGCACCGATGGCTTCACTCCTGCTCTAGATGCCAACTACGGCAACCCCGCTTTCGCATACACCTACACCCTCGCTGGATACCCGATCTCCACCCCCGAGAGATTCAATGTAGACCGCAGAGTGTTTGAAGGTGACCTCATCGTTGAGCGTTCCTTTGAGCTAGTAGGCATGGGCGAAACCGGCCGTTGCGGTGCTGGTGCAATCCTGCTAAACCCTGTAGGCGCCTGAGCCTAACTGGTAAGCAACTCCCACCCGAAAGGGTGGTTTTTTTTTTTTGTATCTACTCCCTGGTTGAAAGCTATTTAGAGATAATGTTCCAACTTTAATGGCCCCGTACACGCCGCCACCCGATGCCTACGGAGTAGCTAATAACTGCGATCCAGCAGATGTTGACTATTTTATCGAGGTTTTTGGCTTTAACGAGGCCTTAGAGCTGTCAAACTTAGAGGACCCCACCTCTAACAAAGTAAATGCACAGAGAATTCAAGTAGCCCTGAACGACGCTGCGGTTCTCATAAACAATTTCATCGAAACAGCTCCGCCGCAAGGTAAACTCCTAATTGCTGGATCTTACAGGCGCACCCAAGCCATCTTGGCCAGGTGGTATCTAGATACCCTCCGCCCACGCCAACAAGTAGTAGATGCTGCAGAAGCGGCCCTTAAGCAACTAGACCTTTGGGCAGCACAAGACGGTAAATCTTCTGGGTTTAAATGGCAAGAAGCTTACGGATATTGGAACAGTAATTGCACTATGACCATGTCTAGCACTCAGAGAGAAAGATCATTTACTGATGCCTCTCTTGCCAGATGGGAGACGAGATGGGGAACTAACAACCGTTGGAATCCATATAAGAGAAGAGGCGCCACTGTTACAAACAACGTGACTCCACGCAAACCTAATGGTGACTTTAATAGAAGACCTGTCACTATTATCGGCAATAGCACACTGGGTGTAAATCGTCTATTTGATGAGTTAGAAACTACAAGAGACCTCGCTTCATTTTCTGATACTCAAAACGCTGTAGCACCGGAAGAAGGAGATATCCTAGTAGTTGAAAATACTGACGGTGACATCACCACTTACGGGGGCGGTTTACAAGAAGCTGACAGCTTCTGACAAGGAGATTAACAATGCTAGGAACAGACGAAAATCAGTTTTACGGATACGATCCGGTCAATCCTGGGTGGTCCAGTAACATCATGGTGATGACCAATGTTACTAACTCAGGATGTGGCTACAATAACAATGGCCTAATGGGCCTAACTTTTTCCAATATCGGTGTTTTTCCAGATTCAACCCCCTACAAGCAAAGTGCCAGTGAGCTAAGACAGTACATTATGAACCTGGAGGCCACCAGAAAGCTCAGAAATTTGGCCGATGTAAACTTTAGCCGTTCTCCGGTACCTGGTGACATGCTCGCTTATAACCATACTACAGGTTTTTGGGAGCTATTGGACTTCGTATCTGGAGGAGAGTTCTAGACTACATCTCCTCCCATGTTTCATCGTCGGTAGAATAAATAACTTTTCCTATATTCTCAAACTCTGCGATTGCCAATTGGCATACAGGGCAAGGTTTTGACATACAAAATTTGCCGCTTTTATTTACCCTGCACACAACCAGTGTATCACAGTCTGCCGATCTTTTATTTAGCAGTGCTCTCATCTCGGCATGCAAAGACACCCTGTAAGGCTCTCCAGCTTTGCTAGCAAAGTGGGATTGTTTAGGGTGGGTTTTACCATCCATGTTAGTCGTACTAACAACTATTTTGCCTTTCCTTAGCAAGATACATCCTACTCTTCGGTGAGAGGTGGAAGAGAGAGCCAGGGTGCGCAGTCTTTTGGTCAAACTTTCATTTATCACGCTCAGTAAATCCTCTCAAAATGGAAATTTTTTTCTGGTGTTTTTCAGCCTTTTTAATGATTTTTTGAGCATCTCCTCTTGTGCTCGCATTTTCGGCTTTTACCATTAGAGAAAGGAATTTTCTGAGATGGTGTCGAATGCTCTTCATTTTGAATCCAAAACTCGAATACACTTTTCACCCCAAGACAAAACGTCTTGAGTTTTGAAATATCTGGAGATAGGGACAAGTCCGATAAATTGTGAGCTTTCAGTCTCTAAGTTTTCCAGGTACAGCTCACCGTAAGTGGGTGCTTTTTCTACAACTCTGCAAGCATAGCTTTCGTCAAGTGTGTTTTCCCAGTGAATTCGGTCTTTCATAATCGCTAGAGTCCTTGTCAACTAGAAGAGCTTTCAACAAATAACTGCCCATTATGGTAGCAAGTATTAGTGCTGACATAAAGGTGAGGGTTAGAATTACAGTGTTCAGAAAGAAAACTACTACATAGAGTTGCATTCGTTGAAAGCTAAAAGAGACATGATCTGTCTTGTTCTCAGGTATCATAGCATACTTTCAATGCTTCTGGAGATCGAAAACCAACTCCATAAGAGAGTTCATTCCGCCCTAGGGCAGAGCGCTGTAGTCCTGCGCCTGGCCGAGGAGCTAGACCAGTCCGGTAGGGTGGCTGAACAGGCTATGATCGTCGTCTCGTGGACCGGGGGATCAACTGAGAATCCAAACAAGGGAGCATATATACCCACTGTAAGAACTAGAACTCTTACATACAACCTCACCCTGGTTCAGAAGCAGGCACAGAGAGAGGGACACTCTTTTTGTTTACCCATATTGGATATACTGGCTGACTCTATTAATGGCTGGGTGCCTGAAGTCCCCGGTTTAGAGTTTCAGACCGGGTTTGAACTGGGTCCGGAAAGGTTTGTACAGGTAACTAAGGAATCATCGCAGTTTATCTACGAGCAGACTTATTCCATCTCAGTTTTGCTACACGACGGCAGGTTCTATTCTCAACCTTGCGCTGCCTTTGATCCGGTTAATGTTGGAGACTTTCTTCCTAACCGTAAATGTCTTGTTACTCCTGGCGAAAATAGCAGGCAAACTGGTCTAGCGGTCTGGAGGAGAACAACTGGAGTTGACGAAACTGAAAAGTTTGTAGTTGAGGATTCGAGGTGTAACAGGGCTATCGGGGACAGGTTATCAGTTAACTGCACTAACCCGGGAGATGGAAACGCAACTTATGTCTTTGTTCCCTCAATTGCGGTAAAAAATGATGGAACAATTGATCAAACCAAGGTTGTAAGTGGTTCGCTTTCAAATGTGTGGAAATGTACCAAGAGGGGAATTGACTCTGGTCTAGACATCCCACCATGGTTAAAGCTGGAAATCGATGCTGGACTTTGGAGAAACTCTATTGGAACTATCCCCAATACGGATCCAGATACCAGTTCTTACCAAAATATTGATATTAAGACAGTTAGAGCGTATAATGGGAAAAGTACCACCTAAGCTACGATCCCCGTTCCCCCCTAAAACTTCACCATGGAAAAAGAGTTTATTGACGTTTTGACTGCTCAAAACAATCTGACTGGAGCTGCTAAACTGGCTCACTGGAACGTCGATGGCACCGACTTCTATCCATTTCACTTGCTCTTTGAACGAATCTATGAGATTTCAGATTCTAAGGTTGACAAAGTCGCGGAACAAGGTAGAGGTATGGATGTAGAAATTCCCGCAAAGATTTTTACCGAAGTACCTGAAGTGGAATGGAGTACGCCTGCTGAGCTAGCTGAAGAGCTATGCGGGTTGGTAAAAGATCTAAAAGAAGCTCTTGGCAAGCTTCATGAGAAGGCTGACGAAGAGTCTGAATTCGGACTGCTAAACGTTCTAGAAGACGTTATGTCAGATTGCAACACCATGTGCTATCTTCTTGGGTCTGTAAACAAGAAGTCTTCGTGACAAAAAAAAAGGCAGGGATTAGCCCTGCCTAACGCACAATCAGCTAAGGATCGTATAGCAGACTCGTGCCGTTCCAGACTCCGGTGAAGCAATCTTCGAGAATGCTCCGTAGGAGAGATCGAGGATTCTCCCGCCGTGGTACGGTCCACTGTCGGTGTTTGTTACCACAACACTGCGGCCGTT